AAAATAAAAAAGCAACGACCCCTATAAACTCGCTTTTTTTGCAAGAGTAGGGGCGGAGTAGGGGAGTACCTATACGCGTGCGCTATACTATAAGTATGAACAAAGAAGTAACCTTTCAGCTCGATACTAATGCAGCCTCAGTGATACTGACTGACATGGCAAAGCAAACCATCGCAAATAGTGCTGGTGCAGTCGCCGGAAGAGCCTCATCTATGCTCGCCAGTGTATCAAAAGACCCAGTAAAGGTAACCACTACCACATCAGTAGGCACAGTACCTAGAGGGCGCGGTAAACGAGCCATTGGATTAGTGGTAGCAAGTAGCTCGCGTATCAAAAAAGGACAGCTACTAGAGATACTTGTTAAGTCAAAAGATGCTGGGCGTATCTAAACCCGATTATGTTATAATTTACAATATAAGAAACACGCCAACGGTTGCGGTAAAACTGGATTAAGAAAGGCAAAACGCACCCAGTATGGCAGACATCGGAACAGCATACATACGAATAGCCCCAAACATGACGGGCATTCAAGGCAAGATCGCAGGGGGTCTCAAAGGCTCTGGATCGTCATTTGCTGACCAATTCGGAGGCGAGGTAAGTAGTAAGTCTGCAGTAATTACTGGCGCTATCGCTGGTGCAGTCGCCTCAGTAGCCAACCGAGCTATGGACATCGTATCGCAGTCTATTGGCGATGCTGTTGCTCGTGTGGATACATTAAATGCCTTCCCTAAGGTCTTAAAGGCTATGGGTGTTGGTTCAGATGAGGCAAAAGCAGCCACCGACAAGCTAAACAAATCACTGCAGGGATTGCCTACTCGCCTGCAGGACGGCGCTAGTGGTGTTCAGCAGTTTATAGCGGCTGGTTTACCAGCTAACAAGGCTACAGATACATTCCTAGCCATGAATAACGCTCTGCTAGCAGCAGGAGGCAACGCACAGGATACAGGTATCGTTATGGATAGCCTTACGCGTGCGCTGTCTGGCGGTAGCACTGAGGCTACTACAATTCAGGCGGCCCTAAGTCGCATGCCTACCGCATTACAGGGTCTTCAGAAAGAAACAGGCAAGAGTGCGGACGAGCTATACAAGCTCTATGCAGCAAACCCACAGCAATTAGCCGATGATCTAGTAAACCTTAATAAAAACGGTGGCGGTGGCTTGGCATCGCTGGATGCACAGGCTCGTGAGGCTACTGGCGGTATAAACACTGGCTTTGCAAACATGCAGACGGCAATTAGCCGAGGTATGGCAGACATTATCAACTCTATCGGGCAGACTAACATATCTGGCGCACTAGCCAATATAGGCAAAGCCTTTGAGGATGTATTCAAGATCGTGGCATCGGGCATTAAGTTTATGATCGACCACAAAGACATATTTGCACCGATTGCAGTAGGCATTGGCGCTATTGTTACAGCCATGACCCTCTGGGCAGCCGTAACAAAGGCTATGGCTATCGCACAGGCTATATTTAACGCGGTACTAGCAGCAAACCCGATCAGCCTTATTATTCTAGCCATTGTCGGTCTAGTAGCCGGTCTAACCTACTTCTTTACGCAGACAGAGCTTGGTAAGCAGATATTCCAAGCATTCGGACAGGTGCTAAGTACCGTATTTAATGCAATTATGGCAGGCGTTCAGGCTGTCGGCAACTTCTTTAGTACTGTGTGGAACGGCATACAAGCGGTAGTATCTGGCGTTATAGACTGGATAAAAACAAACTGGCCGCTCTTGCTGGCTATTATTACTGGTCCAATTGGCATAGCCGTATTGCTCATTACAACCCACTTCCAGCAAATAAAAGACTTTATTGGAGGCGTTGTAAGCGCAATAGGTGGTTTCTTTAGCGGACTGTGGAACGGCATTATAAATGGCGTAAGCAATATGTTCAGCAACGTGGTAAACTTCTTTACTCAATTACCCGGCAGAATACTAAACGTAGTTGGCAACCTAGGCAGTACACTCTTTAACGCAGGTAAAAACCTTATTCAGGGATTGCTGGACGGTGCAGGCTCACTACTATCTAAGATCGGGCAGTTCTTTATAGACAAGCTCCCCGGCTGGATACAAGGTCCATTTAAGTCGGCTCTAGGCATCCACTCGCCATCAACGGTATTTGCAGGCTTCGGTGGTAACATAACCGAGGGACTGGTGCAGGGGCTTAATAAAGGGCAGAGCATGGTTTCTGGCGCAGTAAGCAATATAACCGATAGTGTTCTAGCGCCTATTACTGGGGGTATTAACCCACAGATGGCATTTGCTACAAGCAACGCTGGCGCTGGAGGCGATCCAAGCGGTCAGGTTGCAGGCGGAGCTGGTATAGTACAAAATAATAATATCTATAACCAAGTAGATCTTAATACAGTTACTAGAGAGCTGGCTTGGCAGATAAGGCGCTAATATGAACATACTATTAAACGAGCTACTAACACTCAGCGCACAAGCCCAAGAGGGTAACTTCTATATTACGAATGTTACAGGACTGGGCGTTGCTGATATTCGCACCTCTAGCTTCTTATACTCTGGGCGTGATGGCGGACTGGTAACAGACCAATTCTTAGGCTTTAGAAACATTAGCATTAGCGGCAAAATAGGCAGCGAAGAGCGCCCACAGCACCAGAGCGACCGAGAAACAATGGTCAATTCACTACCTGTAGGCACAAAATTCCCAGTTGTCTTTACCCTATTTGATGGATCGCAATACACTATCGACTGTAGCCTTGCAAACTTAACCATCGACTTTAACCCCGGTGGATACATGAGCGACTTCCTAATACAGCTCACTGCAGGCGATCCACTATTTTACAGTACAGATGGTGGAGACACGCACACAGCCCACATTACTCGAGTCGCACAAGGTGGTTACGTTACTCCTTACATCTTGCCAGTGTCATGGGATAGCGGTAGCTCGCCTACAATCGTTACAAACACAGGTAGCGCACTATATTACCCAGTGATAACGCTCAACGATGCAGCGATTAACCCATCTATAACTAACCAAGCTACAGGCGAGTCATTCAGCTTAGACATTACTACGGTAGACGGAGACGAGGTCATAATCGATATGCTCAATCATACGGTTACACTCAACGGCTCAGATATTATAGGCAACAAGACTGACGATAGTATCTGGTGGGGCTTGGTAGTTGGCGACAATGGCATTGTGCTTGATAGTGATAGCAGTGGCGACACCGTTAGCGCAGATATTGATTGGCGCAATGGCGTAAGGGGTATTTAGCATGTCAACACCAGTACCAAAATACGAACTAGAGCTTTGGATTAACGATGTACAGGTGGGAGATATAACCCGACTAGCCCAGAACCGCCGTTTTACCCTCACACGCAACGCCAGCGAGCAATTAAGCTTCTTAATGGACTTAACCGCCTTTGAGGAGTATTGCGAGCGAGCAGGGCGCTCTCCGCAGGCTATGCTAGAAGCATACGTTACTGACATACGCGTAAAGCGGAATGGAGAGTATTACTTTGGTGTTCAGGTTGGCGATATGCAGTACAATCTCAACCAAGGCGGAGTAAACGTAGAGGTAAAAGCTAGTGGCTTCTTAGACTTGTTCAAAGATAGGTATGTTACTAAGGTATACGATGGCTATGAGCGTGTGGAGATAGCACAAGATCTATTAGCTACTACCCAGTCAGGCGATCCGACTAATGATTTCGGCGTTATTCTCGGTCCAAGCCAGTACAGCACAGGCATAACCGATACAGAGCGCAACTACGTTGACCAGAACGTGCGTGATGCAATAGTAAACCTTACCAACCTAGCAGACGGCAACTTTGACTTTAGATTTAACTACGATCGATCGTTTGAAACGTTTGGTCAGATTGGTAGCGACCGTCCCGGCAGTAAATTTACATACCCTTATAATATTAAGGGCGGTACAGTGCCGCACACCGCACAGAACCTATACAACTACATTATCGGACTTGGATCGGGCTTTGGAGAGGAGACACTGCGTACTGAAACTGCAGATGCTGTTAGCCGAGGTAATTATGGTACTAGGCAAAAGATAGTTAGCTTTAACAGCGTTAGCGTACAGCAGACCCTAGACGAGAACAGCTATGCTTACCTGCAGAAGGTAAAGGATATACTAGAGCTACCAAAGTTCAGCGTATCAGGAGCGCAAGCAGACCTTAGTATAATTGGTGTTGGCGACCGAGTGCCTGTGGAAGTTCTTGGGCATACTAGCCTACCACTCAGTGGCAACTACCGTATAGAGCAAATAGACGTTAGCCTAGATGAAAACGATGCCGAGGATATTAATATAACGGTAGACAATTATGGCTTATGACAAGAATAGACTTACTACCAGAAAACGACTTTGTAACTCAATTTAAAAAGTTACGGTCCGACATTGAGCAAATTAAGACTGCCCAGCGCAGTGGTAAAGATATATGGAAGCCGCACATTGTTGAATGCTTGGATGGATTCGGTAATCCTACTGTATATGATCTGGTTGCAAATACTCCTGATGGCTTCGGTGGCTACCAGCTACAGAACTTCTTAGCAACACTGACTGCAGATAACCAAGATGAGGTGTTTGCCATACCTGTATATCGTGTCTACTACAATACGCCCGGTACATTACCGACTAATACTAGCGATGTGGCAGGCTTCAGTTACTTAGAGTTTACCGTCAATGAAATTAAAAAAATAGCTTATAACGGACACTTTGGCGATAACGTTTACCCATTTAATCACGTTACTTACTTAAAGGTCTACTTTTACTCGACCGATTCAGGCACATTACAGGTGGTAGCGACATGAGCGATAGAACCGACATAATTTATAACGCTCTAGCTAGAGAGCTTAAGGCTATAGAGGACGATATAGTCGCTATTAAAAATAAGCAGTTTATCGGTACTGACAGTATTAGGCTATACAAAAACCTCACGCCAACAGGCGCAGCAGGCGGATTCGATATTGATAAAACGGATACAGCCATACACAACTATGCTGTAGTGTTCACTGCAGATAACCAAATAGCCCCTTTTTGTAACGTGAGCATGGATGCCTATATAGATGGAGTGCGAGTAAACCCAGCGCAGGTAATGCAGATTAATACTGCACCTGCTTTCTTTAACTCGTTTGTAACTGACTCCTTTGGATCATACGCACCACTTGCACCTGCTAGCGGCGGTCGCATGGGATGGTATTTTGCTTTTTATGCCTATGGTGCGGCTCGGCGCATTCAGATTAGAATACAGGTAGATGCCAACGACACTGGCACTATACAGGTAATACCAATATGAGACAGGATATTGCATCACTACAAGAGCGCTTTATGGCAGCTCAAAAGGCACTGGAGGAGCTTAAAACTAAGCAACCTACTGCAGGCGATGGCTGGGTAGTATATAGAAGTACTACTGGTGTAGGAGTGTGGGATATAGATCTTAATAACGTATCTGCTAGCTATGATCGGCTCTTTAGAATTACACACGTGCCAGATGATGGCGACACTTCGGATGGCTTCGCTCTATTTTACGGACAGTTCGACTATGCAACCATGAATAACCTCACTTACGGCTCTGTATACAAGGATGCAGCCGACCCATATAGTTGGTATGTTCGTATCTATGGAGCTGGTGGCGCAGGCAGTAAGTTTAGAGCCAAGTTTTTTGTATTCTCTCCCAAAAAGGGTACTTTGAATATAACTAATAGTGCGCCTTGATATTTATGGTAAAATAATAAACAGAAGGATAATATTATGAGTTTAGGCACAACCAACAGAGACGGCGGCAAAACAAGCGAAAGCGGACACCTTCGAGCTATCTATAAAGGATATGCTGGAGAGGTATTATCTGGGCTAGCTGTTAGCCAGCGTGGTGCTGGTGCGAACATGAGCGTAGACATCGCTGTTGGCGATGCTGTAATTCCTCGCTCGGATGGTACTTATGGACATCCGAGTTTTAATGATGCGACATTAAACAAGGCTATTACAACTGCAGACCCTAGCAACCCTCGCCGAGATATAGTCATTATGTACATTGACTATAACCAAGCCCCAAGCACAGGTGTAAGTAATAACACAAACGGCGTTGTAGCAACTAAGGTTGTAGCAGGCACTCCTGCAGGATCGCCTGCAGACCCTAGCGATGCCTCATTGCAAAGCGCAGCTGGTAGCGGTAACCCATACATCAAGCTAGCGCGTGTGCGAGTTGGCGCAGGTGTAACAAGTATCGGTAACTCTGTTATTGACGATCTCCGAACATTCGCTCATGCAATTACAAATGGTGGCTGGAAGAGCCAGAGCGCAGCGTGGGACTTCTGGGCATACTCTGCTTGGGATAACACTAACAAACTTGCGACAGTTACAGTCCCAGATAGCACAATATTTACACTCGGACAAAAGGTGCGTTACTGGCAGCTTACAGGTGGCTGGAAATACGGATTTATAGTTAAACTTACTAACGCCACCACGATAGTTATATATCAAGGTCACGTAGGAGGCTACACTCTAAACAACGAGCGTATATATCTGCCAGCATATAGTAGAGAAAAATCACCCGATGGCTTTCCTATTGACCCTACTATCTGGACTGTTACTTTTACTGATAGTACCCAGCGTAGCCAAGGTTCGCCTGTTGTAGGCACTTGGTATAACCTTGCTTCTCAACAAATTGCAGTGCCTATTGGTTTATGGAAGTTGTCAATGAAAGTTCAACTACAGGCTAACGGATCTACACCTCTTATACAAGGGGCGTTGTCTACTTCTACAAGCACACCATCACACCCTAAGTTGATGGCATATCAAGAAGCGTCTGGTAGTGTTGGTAGTACCTCATCTAACCAGTTTGCTGACGATATTGTGAGCTTAACTTCCAATACGCCATTCTATCTAATATCACGCGCCTTTACTGGTGCGACCGTGACCACTATATATAACCGTAACGAGGTGGTAAACTGCTACTTACAAGCAGTGTGTGCATACCTATAGGAGTACTACATGAAAAAAGTAACCGTATCAGAAGCTCTAGAAAACGCTAAAGCAGTAATCGTTCCTTACGACGATAAGCGTACTTCTACTATATATAGCGTAAGTTGCGAAAAGCCTGCATTCAGCGTTGACGTAGAAGCCGACAGCAAAAAAGATGCAATTGCTAAAACTATCGCACACCTTAATCGTGTACCAGAACATATGCTCCCAGAGGGTATAATTGCCGATCCAAAACGACAAGGATAAGTTCTGTGGATAATCTAGTACCTAAAAAGCGCATTCGCGGTGGTACTGAGTGGGGTATAGCTCGTAAACGTGCTATAGCTAGCAAAGAGCCTTACTGCGCTATTTGTCATGGTTGGATAGATCTAGATGCACCAGCGTTCTCGGCTAATGCGGTAGAGGTAGATCACATAGTGCCTATAGCTCGTGGTGGCTCGCTTTACGAACTAGATAACCTGCAGCTCACCCACAGCCGATGTAACCGTAAAAAGGGCGCTAAAATGGACTCTGACTACGCTGGACTTAAAGTAGAGAACCCTGTACCACTATCAAACAACTGGTAGTGCGTGTTACAATATAAATAACTAAATGGAGGGGAACTCATGAACGGTATAGACATCAGTGGTTGGCAACCAGCAAACGTAACCGAGCTAGTAAAGGATTACGACTTTGTAATCATTAAAGCAACCGAAGGCACAAGTTTTGTATCGCCGTTCTGTGACTCCCAGTACCAAAAAGCCAAGGCTCGTGGCAAGCTTGTCGGTGTTTACCACTTCGCAAGCGGTCTAGACCCTGTTGCAGAGGCTAATTACTTCATTGATAACGTACAAGGCTATGTCGGCGAGGCTATTCTGGTACTCGACTGGGAGGCTAACGCTATATCGCGCGGTCCTGATTGGGTTCGCTCGTTTGTTAAGCAGGTAAAGGCTCGTACTAACGTGCCACCTATTATCTACGGCTCTGCAAGCCCTCTAGCAGCTCAAGGCATACCTGCAGTAGCCCAGCAAGAGAATTGTGGCTTGTGGGTAGCAGCATACCCATCTAGCGCCCCTACAGGCTATCGTGATGAACCACAGCTCCTAGGCTCAGTAATACGCCAATACGCCAGCACAGGGCGCTTGGCAGACTACAATGGTAACCTAGACCTTAACCGATCCATATTAACTCCTGACCAGTGGCGAGCTTATGCAAAGGGCGGTCGTGATGGCAGTAGCCCAGCACCAACTCCTCCACCAGCTAAGAAAACTAACGAGCAAATCGCCGATGAGGTTATTGCTGGTGCATGGGGTAATGGCGAGGATCGAAAAAACAAGCTGAGTGCGGCTGGATATGATCCTACTGCAGTACAGGCTATCGTAAACCAAAAGCTCGGTGGCGCACCAGCTAAGAAGTCAAACGACCAGATTGCAAACGAAGTAATCGGTGGACTCTGGGGTAATGGTCAAGAGCGTATTAACCGCTTACAGCAAGCAGGTTACGATCCAAACGCTATACAGGCATTAGTTAACCAGAAAGTCGGCGCTCCAGCACAAAGCGTGGCACAGTACTTTACTATTCCTAGTGGTCCAGCAGGCTACCTAGGCAACGTATCTGCTCGTTTTGGCACACCTATTCAGACACTTGTTGATTGGAATAAAGGAAAGTACCCAAGTATGTCGGCTAACTATGTACAAGCTGGCTGGGTAATAAGGGTAAAATAATGGGACTCTTCGGCGAGATACTGCAGATTCCCGGTAAAATTGTCGGTGGTATAGAAGATGCTATCGAGGATGTATTGGAGGACTTGTAATGGATGATGCAAAGCGTAAAGCACTAATTGAAACTCTAAAGTCTATCGGGCGTGGTCTGTGGTTCGGTATTCTCGGCTTAGTAGTAGTCGCATTAACTGCCTTGGCTAGTAGCGGCGCTGTAGCAGACGTAACGGTTACTGTCGGTGGTTTGACTGTTAATCTAGCCGTAGTCATTGTGGCTGTGGTGGGCTTTCTAGCCAAGACCATCGACACATACATACATAAAAACGACACACTCAAATCAAACGGTATCGCGCCGAGCTTCTTACAGAAGTAACGACCGACAACCAAAAAGGAGCGCCCTCGCAATAGCGCTCCTTTTGTTTTGGTCAGTGTTTGTCTACTCAACTGAATACTAACAGTATACCGTTTATGGCTTTACTTGGTCAAGCGACTTGCTACCTTTCTCTGTATTACAGTACTGGCAAGCAGGTTTTATATTATCAAGGTTGAATCGGAGACTTGGATCACGACTTCTGCTAACTACATGGTCAAGCGTTAGCGTTTCTAGAGTAAGTTTTACAGGACACCAAGGGTGTATTTGGAGGTAGCATATCCAATATTTGCCCTCTACTGTCGGTGGGTTCTTTCTAATCCACGTTGCTCGAGTAATAAACCACTGTTTTGTAGTCTTGCCTACTTTCTTAATAGGCACACGCTTCAGTGCTTTTCTGGGGTTTGTGCGACATTGGTATGGGAAGTGACCCATCAAACCGCAATGCTTACAGGGCTTTTTTGGAAACCTATCCATGTACCGCCAATACCTCCATTTACTATGCAACCATTGTAACATCTACGCTTGTGATACAATTAAACCATAAACCATAACGCATACGGGAACTACCCGGTAATAAAGGAGAAGGCGAAAATGGCAAAAGCACAACCAACAGAGGTACAAGTAAAGGTCTATGTAGAGAAAGTCGATAAGCTCATAGCTAACGACTTAAACCCTCGCAAGATCAATAAAAAGGCATACGAGGCGCTCAAGAAGTCCCTGCGTGACTTCCCAGAGATGAAACAGCTCCGAGAGATAGTGGTAGATGAAAACCTAACAATCCTCGGCGGCCACCAGCGCATATACGCGCTTAAAGACCTCGGATACTCTGATGTAACCGTAAAGCAGGTTATAGGCTTAAGCGAAAAACAAAAACGTGAATTTATAATCAAAGACAACACCGCCTCTGGTGAGTGGGATACTGATATTATTGCTAACCAGTGGGATATTGCCGAGCTGGAAGCATGGGGCGTGCCAAACTTTAACTTCGGAGACATCAAAGAGGAAGGCGATGAGCCAGCCTCTAAGGATAGTCAGGGTAATGTACATACATGCCCCGGCTGTGGTCTAGAGTTTGAGGATTAGAAATGGAGTTTAATTATGGCACGACACTATGGCATCCCTTACATGGGGTCAAAGCAAAAACTAGTAGATAAAATTATACCCTTTATAATCAACCGACACCCCGATGCGGACTCTTTCTTTGATCTGTTCGGCGGTGGTGGTAGCGTGGCTTTGTATGTGGTCCGTAAGTATCCGCACCTTGATGTGTGCTATAACGAGCTTTCATTAGCCATAAGCAACCTTATGCAGCACTTAAAAGACGGTGGCGAAATACCTATGGACTTTGTAACGCGCGCAGAGTTTGAGAAAGGCTACACAGGCGATGATTGGTATGCAGGGCTACTGCAGACATGCTGGACATTCGGTAACAACCAGAAGAGCTATTTATACGGATTACCAATACAGGACTTCAAACAGGAGCTTGCAAAGCTGGCTACTACTGGAGAGGGCGACATAAAGTACCTAGAGGAGTTTGCAGACGAATACGCACTCAAAGAGTATAAAAAAGTTATTCAAACACGCATATTTCTAGACCCCAAGCGCTACCATACGCCTTATCAGCGCAGGATTGTACTGGCGCGCCAGATACAGTACCTCGGAGCATTGCAGCACCTAGCAAGGCTTGAGCGCTTAAAACAAATAGAGAACATGCCCGGCATTAGCTGTCTAGGCATTACAAAGGGCTTGAGCTATGATGCAGTACCAATTATCGGCGAGCGCCCCATAGTCTACTGCGACCCACCATACGAAGGCACTGCGGAGTACCGCGAGGGAGGCTTTGACCATAAAGCATTTTATGAATGGTGCATGACTAGGGACTACCCTGTATACATCAGTAGTTATAAGGTAAGCGATCCTCGCTTTAAACTGGTAAAGGCAGTAAATACCCGAAGCCTGTTAGCCAGCGCTTATAGCGACAAGGCAACCTATAACTACGAGAATGTGTACTGGAATGGTCGCTAAGAGTAAAACAACCACTCCCAAGACCAAGGGTACTGTTAAAGCTACCAAGCCAAAAAAGGACGAAAAATCTGAATTAGTGCCTAAATTTGCAAAAAAATCACAAAAAACGGCTCAAAAAAGGACGAAAAATCTTACGAAGCCCAAAAAACCAGTCATTACCGATGCTATGTTCGAGGCGTACTTCCTAAAGCAGTCGGCGAGCCAATTCCAAGCTCTAGCGGCTATGTGGAATGAAAAGAACCTCAAGATTAAACTTACCAAGCAGCAGGACTATGATAGCTGGCTTAACTACTTTAAAACCGTACCGGCGCGCAAACTGCAGATACTCTCTACTACTGGCATGGATATATTGGATGCTGAAGCATACTCTGCCCTACTCCGCTGGCGCGACATCATTGCCAACCCACACCGTATAGACAAGATCCACCAAGCAGGGCTTACTAACGCATCGGGCGACAAGAAAAAGAAAACAATAGCCCAGCTCGCGCTAGAAAACGACCGTCTGGGCGTTCTAATGGCTACACGCGATAAAATAGCCGAGAAACTCGACAAAGGCGCTGGTAGCCGAGATACGGCGCTCCTGACGCGTGAAATGACCGAGATCATGACTCAAATTGCAGATTATGAAAAGCGACTCGGTCCAAAAAAAGAAACTAAGCTCGGTCAGCTAATGGGCGATATGCCAGATGTTAAGCGTAAGCGCCCAAGTGAAAACGGCAAAGGTGCGGATCACATGAGCTTCAGATCAAGAGTAACCATAGAGGATGTAGAGGGTTAATATGGCAGAGACACGAAAAGGCAATCAGAAACCACGCGTTGATATATACCGTAATGGCGATATATGGCTAGCCGACAAAACCGTCCAACTCCTAGAGCATTACGGAGTTAAGCTTTTACCTTGGCAACGATCTATTCTGTACCGCTGGATGGCAGTAGAGCCAAACGAAGCAGGAGACGGCTGGGTATGGGTAAACCCCGACTGTGGCTTGCTAGTGCCACGACAGAACGGTAAATCGGAGCTTCTAATAGCTCGCATTGTCGGTGGCATGGTATTTCTGGGCGAGGCTATTATTTATACAGCCCAGAGTGAAACTACCGTTACAGAAATTAAACGCCGTATTCAGCGCTTCTTTTACGATGCCGAGGAGGAGATCCGCGACATGCTTACAGAGGAGTTTGATAAAGACCCTAAGAGCCTAGACTATGTGGAGCTTCGCAATAGAGGGCGCTGTGTATTCCGAACGCGTACTCGTACTAACGGTCTGGGTAGTACCAACGATACATTGCTACTGGACGAGGCACAGGAAGAGACCGATGCCCAGCAGGAGGCGCTATTGCCTACTATCTCTGCAGGTAAAAACCATAACCACCAAACTATTCGCGCTGGTACACCTCCAAGCGGTGGCGGTAATGGTACAGTCTTTGTACGCATGCGCCGTAAGGTACTAGACGGCAAGACCACCGATGTATGCTGGCAGGAGTGGTCCGTAGAAACTATTACAGAGCCTGACGACCAAGATGCGTGGTATCAAGCCAACCCTAGCCTTGGTTACTTCCTAATGCCGTCTGCAGTTAAAAAAGAGGCAGGGCAAATGGCGGTCGATAGCTTTAACAAGATGCGCCTCGGCTGGATAGCAGGCGTAGAGAACATGCGAGCTATATCAGACGATCAGTGGCTACCTCTAGCCGTCAAAGAGGTTGTACTGCCTGAAAACCCGAACCTAGTCTATGCGATCAAGTTTGCACCCGATAGAAGCGCTGTATCGCTTGCTGTGGGCGTTTTAATGCCTAATGGTAAGGTGCATATCGAGTTAATAGAGCGCAAGCCCATGAGCGCAGGCACACACTGGCTGACGGCTTGGTTATTGTCGGAGAACCGCTGGCGTAAGGCTAACAAGATAATTATTGACGGCGCAGCAGGCACACAGCTACTCGTAGAGGAGCTTGTACGGTCCGAACGTAAAATAAGCAAACGGATATTAACTCCCAACGTAAAAGAGGCAGGCGCAGCCTATGGATCGTTCATGGAGGGTATAGAACAACAGCTCCTAACCCATTACGACCAGCCCGCACTTAACGTATCGATCAGGACAGTAAAAAAGCGTGATATTGGTAGAGACGGCATGTTCGGTTATGCCAGTATGAATACAGATATACAATCCGATCCAACCGAAGCGGCGGCTTTTGCATATTACGGTGCGGTCCGCTTTAAAAAACAAAGCGGATCTACTGGAAGCACCCAGCGCATAATGGTTTAAATACTAGAGGTGCTGTGATAAAATACAGGGTAGCACTCAGGTCTTAAGACAGCCTGCGTTGCGAGAAACTCCATTTCGGCAGGGCGCTCCCATTTATGGGGGCGTTTTGCTTTATGATAGAATTTACACATGGAAGCAGAGCCAGACACTGACAACATCGCCTATATGGATGAATACCCACACCTTGAGGAGAAACTGCGCCTGCAGAGATTAGCTAGACCAGCAGTAAGAGCAGCATTGCACGATATGCGTAACCTACTCATATTTGAGCGCCCAGAACCACCGGATGGTGCAGCGTGAGGCGATCCAGTAAACAACCAGTAAATCATGGCTTACCAGCCTTAGTATGCATACCTACAGACAAAACGGTGATAATAGACGGTAAAGTATACCGAGTACTCAAGCTAATGTATGACTTAAAGGGCGAGTATATGCCACTCGCCCCTCGTATAGCTCGTTAGTAGATGTACTGAAACTCGCCAGCGCTGGCAGTTCTAGTATTAACAGCGCCCCAGCCTGCGCTTGCATTCATTTCAGATATGGTTATAGAATCGCCATTTACTGACTCAACGTATACGACATGCCCAAGCGATCCACGAGTTGTAGTACCAACTGCACCCGGTCGAGGAGCTGATCCAACCGCCATACCCATTGCTTGCGCTCTGGCATACCAAGTATTAGCATTACCAAGTCCGTTAGGTAATGATGCGCCACGCCTATTTTTTACATACCAAGTACAATAACCGTAATCGTAAGTATTACCTGCTCCGCTAGAAGCACTGTAGTTCTGCAGAGGAGTTACATCGGGCGTATTTGCAGGGAGGTTTACTACTGCAGGCAAATCACGTTGTAGCACCTCGTCTGGCGTTGGTATCGTTATTTGATCGCCAACATGTATTAAGTCTGGGTTTGTAAGCTGGGTATTCTTAGCCCAGAGCCTTTGCCACTCCACATTGTAAGCGGTCCCGATCTTGCTTAGATTGTCGCCATCAACAACCGTATACACAACAGGCGCAGGTTTTACTGGCTCTGCAGGAGTAACTGCCTTTTGTTTCGGCTCTTCTTTTTTATCTGGCTGGATTACTAGAGGCTGGCTCGTAGTAGGGTACTTAAAACTGAATATAGAGTTTATATCACTATTGAAAGATAGTGGCTGTGCTAAAGCGGTCGTTGGAGTTGCTAATATGGCGACCGTAAGCGCAGATGTAAGTAATGGTTTCATAATCAGGAGCTTGCAGGTGGCAGTCAGGCGCGTGGCTCGTTTTGGTATCCTTATTAAAGTTACCACTAGAGTATACCAGACGTATAGTAAAACAAGTCAAGTCTACAGGGGTAGAGGTATTGACAAAACAAGCAAAGTAAGCTATAGTGTAGGTATGATTAACGCAATCAAAGACAAATACTACACATACCCAGCAGGCGAATTCTTAGCCATCCGAGAAGGTGGCAAGGTAATCAATATGTCCGACTACCATAAGTACAAGATTAAAAAGGCTCTGACCCCTGTTGTTGCTCGGCTTTTACATACTATATAGAAATGTTCTTTTAGAACAAATTTATATACTATATAGAAACGTAGGCATTAACCCCTAGTTTTACACACAATCCACAGGACTTATCCACTCCAACCGTAAGCGCAGTTGCTTTGTAACATATTGCGATGGTATATTTAAAAACACGAAGACGGAATGGAGGGATAAATGTCTTATACGGTTACAGACCAAAGAAAACAAACAATGCTTAAGCGTATCGGGGAGGCTTCCGAACTCATAGATGATATGAGGTTCTTACCCTTTTACCGTAGTATTCAGATCAGGCTAGAAAAGGCTGGACACCCCGAGGAGTGGGCTAAAATGATAGAGCTAGCCAAGAGTAAAACCGACCCTAAAAAGTACTTTGCTACCCTATGCAAACTAGTAAAAATAGGCAAGTACATATTTACCAAGGCTACCGAGGCTGTAAAAGAGGTAGCAGGCGAAGCGGCCATGTACCTGCAGGACAAGCTCGTAAAGTTCCAATTCGGTAAATACCAGAAATACTGGGTGCGAAAAGCCCACGAATTCGTAAACGTAAACGGGATGGCAGGCTTCACACACTTGCTGGAGCTGGCGGAGCGTAAGAACTTATCGCAAAAATATGTAGCCACCGCACTCAAAAACTGCAAATCGCCCGACAAATTCTATAAAGAGAACGTACTAGGCGCAGCAAGATGATAGACCTTGCCAAACAAAAGACCATCGGCATCAAGCAGGCGAAGCGAACACAGGCTAATATATACAAAAAAGCCAAGGGGCGTAAGCTAACCGATGATGAGCGCGCCAAGCTAGACCAACAGCAAATGATTATAGATCGCTGGGAGCGTACTAGCGCCAAGGGCTGGAAGCTATGAGGTTTTTCTGGGGCAAGAAAGAAATACAGCCGATCGTATTGGACTATGAACCCGGCGATCAAGCACTACCTACAAAAGTAATACTGCACCTGTGTGCCGATACTGGCTCAGACACCATGCCTTACGAAGAGGATAGCGACTACACAGTAATTCGTGTCGGCATCGGCGTTGGTGTCGAGAACTTCTCATTTAAGCGCTGGCAGGCATATCATGGCAGCAGACTAGAGGTGCATGGAATTATAGCCAATCCTCCATGCCTAGAATTCTCGACTGCTCGTAGTAGCGGCAAAGCGCGAAACCCAGACGATGGGATGTATCTAGTAAAAGAGTGCCAGCGTGTCATTGCTGAAGCCAAGGAAGCCGGGCATCTAAAATGGTGGGTAATAGAAAACCCAGCCAAGGGCAGGCTTAAAGACTATCTTGGTCCGGCAACATATCAGTACGAGCCTTGGTGGTATGGTAGCCCTTGGAGCAAGCGAACGGCTCTGTGGGGAGAGTTTAATATCCCACCACGCGTATATAACGACTGGGCTGATGTTCCAAAGCTAGAGGGTCTATATACTCGCCCGGGGCGCAGCAAGCCATCACTAGCTTTTATGCATAAAGGTCACATCCGCTTTATACCAGAGTTTGACGTATTCCCTGCAGAAGATATAGCAGACGATATGGAGTTCCGATCGCTATGCTCGCAGAAGTATGCTCACGCATTCAAAAAAGCCAACCCATAACAGTGATAAAATAGCTTAATGAAAGTTCTATTCCTAGATATTGATGGTGTTTGTAACTCTCGGGCGTTCCTATACAGGATGCGCGCTACTAAAGGCGGTAAGTACCGTATGTGGCTAGACATTGATCCGCAGGCGGCCAAGCTCATAAAGCAGATCATAAAGGCTACTGACTGCGCTGTAGTGCTTTCAAGTACGTGGAGGCTCTATCCTGAAGCGCGTGAGACGGTACGGAGGCACGTGTGCCACTTTATCGATACTACCAAGGATTTGCAGGCTGGAGCGAAGCGAGGCGTAGTAGAGCGCGGTGTGGAGGTACAGGACTGGCTCGACCGGCATCCGCAGGTAACTCAATACGCCATACTAGACGATGATAGCGACTTTTTACCGTATCAATGGCTATTCAAGACGACCTTTGAGCAGGGAATAACTCCAGAAATAGCGGAGGCTGTAACTTCGCACCTAAACGCTATTGCTTAATTAAACGGTAAGGGGTACATTACAGAGGTAAACACAAGCCTTATGGAGGGGCAAAACATGAAAACACTACTAAAAGCACTAGTACGAGCCATCACAAACCGTAACGAAATACGAGTCGGCACGATCGACTTTGAGACCGGCAAAGTAATCTGGTAAATACCTATTGACAAAGGGTATACCGTTCTATACAGTAGAGGGTACAGAGAACGAAATGGAGGGACTCAGTGGATTTATTCAAACGTAAGAAGCAACACGATCTAGCGCCCGGCTCAATATGGGCTGTAGAGCCAGAGCCTGTAGTAGATTACAACTCGGTAATGGAGTACCTCACTGGCTTAAGCCCAGAGGATTACACCAAAGTAATGCAAGTTTCTGCAGTATACCGACAGTCCGAATACGAAGCCTGCAAAATACTAAACGTAGAATTCGCACCGAGTACATTTATTGTTCAGCCCGAAGAGCCAGAGCTTGAGATACCATTCCTAGAAGATGAACCGAAGCGTAAAAAGGTTACTAAAAATGGAAAGGCTTAAGCAAATATGGTCGGACTACAAACTAGAGAGGCAACGTCAAAAGGAGCTGAACCTAAAGCTGGAAGCCCTGACCGACCCGACACTTCTAGACCGAATTTGCCAAGGACAGCAGACGGCAAAATGAAAAAGATTATTATAGCCTTTGATGTAGACGGCACGCTGATCCGCAATACTGCAGAACCCGGCGACCGCACACATGGCACGCCCAACAATGACGATGTACCACTAGTACATTGGATAAACACCCTGCAGGTACTCGCAGCGCGAACCAAGAACGTAAAAATAGTAGTATGGTCCGGTGGCGGTAAAGAATACGCCACCACATGGGGACACCGCCTCGGGCTAGACCAATACGTCTGGCGCTACTGCAGTAAGCTCGAGTATCAAGAACTGAAAGCCCAGTGCGACTACCTGATAGCGTTTGACGATATACAGGCTACAGCCCTCGGCGATGCAAATATAATCGTGAGAGAAAAGTAGTATGCAGATTAATGATAAGGTTTACCGAGGCTATGGCGACTCCATAAAGCCCGGCATAATTGTTGCTAAAAAGTGGATACTAAATCCGCTCCCAATTCGACAGTATATTGTTAAAGATATAGATAAAGTAGAGAGCGTTGTCGGCATACTAACTGCGGCTTTCTATGGCTCAAAGGACGATCTGCATAGGTGCGACAGTTCAGATTTAATAATTATGCCTACCGTTCATGAGGAGGCAACAGAATGAACGACCACGATCTAGACGTAATAGAGATGATGGAGAAGTACGGAGGTAGCTTTGTAGTAGCCCTAGCAGGCGCAGCACGCCGAGCCGATGCCACCAACCTAGCTAAAATTAAAGATACATTCGCGGAGTACTGGAAGCAGTACAGCGACATGGTGGAGGCAAAGTCATGAACATTGTTGTAACTATCGAAACCACTAACGTATTCAAAGATACTGCCAGCTACTTACTCTGGAAGCGCGCCATGCAAGCAAGTGGCTCAATAGTAGACTTCGAGGCTCTAGAGTCAAACGGCAACCATATCATTAAAAGCGGCACTGTAGAAGACGGCTCTTGGACTGAGTATACCTACAAGGAGAACGCGTAATGGCTGAAGGTAAAACAACCGACCTATTTATTCGCAGGGTATATACCAAAGCAGGCATTGGCATAACCGTAGAGCTTGACTTCGTAAAGAAAACCATATCATTTACCGAAAAGGACGGCTCTAAAAAGAACTGGATATTTGCCGAGCGAACCCCAGAGTATATGCATGGCTGGATAGCAATATTAGATGCTATGAAATACGCCGCTCAAGAGGCTAAAAAAGAGTTAGACGCGCGGTCCGAGAAAGAGCATAAAGCATTCGTAGAGATGTACTACGCGCTCGATCAGGCGCTCAAGAAGGGTAAAAAGTAGTGTCTGGTAAAACAGCCAAAGAGCTACTGCCAGAGGTACTACAGATAGTAGATAGCGACCTTATGAAAGCCCACCATTACCTAGACAAAGCAATGCAGGTAGCGGTTACTTCTGGCGATATGCAGGCGGCATACCTCATTGCTCCAATATCAACAGGTGTTGCGATGTATATTAAACAGTTACAACATGGCATTAAAGAAATGCAAAAGGAGCTAGAGCATGGACGGTAAAAGCCAAGCGTGGCGCGATGCAGCCGACAAGCTACTCGAAGCTCTAGCCCGAGAGAATAAATATGTAGTAGCCGACATGGTGCAGATATTCCTAGAGTCTGCAGGCTACGGTCTAGACGACTACTCGGCGCTCGGCGGTGTATTCAAGCGCGCGGCCAAGCGTGGCATCATTAGCCGTATTGAGCGCCCTACAAAGCAGGCGCTATGGCTCAGTAAGATATATAGAAATGGAGGAGAGAATGTCTAAAATATGGGATAACATTACCGAGGGTCAAAAGGAGGCAATTACCGAGCTTATAGCCGAGCTTGAGCTGGATGATGCCGAGAACAGTATCAGAAACGCCAGCCGATGCCTAAACGAGCAGGGCTATCTAGAACTGCAGAACATGGTAGCCGATTATTACTACCGCTCTGGCATCAACCATATTAAAAACGAAATACGCGAGATACTGGGCTTGCCTAGGCTAGAAACCGAGTTAGAGAAAAAGCGCCGCGAAGCTATGCTCAAATACCCTATGGGGAGCTTGGTAGACTGGGACTGCCCACCGCTACAGCCCCACGAGTCAGAAGTAACCGAGGGGAGCGCTAAACTTATACCACTAGGCGAGGATGCTACTAGCATGGTAGTTATAGGCACAAAAGACCGAGCCAAAGCCCTCCGCATGATGCGCCGGTACGAGCGTGATTGGCTGGACGAGGAATTGCTAGCCCAAGACCGCGATATAGTACAAACAAAGCTAGTATGGCGCAAAGCAGGCGAAGAGGACGGCGAGCATACCCATATGTTTAGCTGGTCCGCAAAAGATACTAAACGTAACCCCAAGGCAGTAGATGCCTTTGTATTCGAGGGCTGATCATGATAGTAATAGCAGCACTTTGTTGGATAGCTGGTATGTTTACTGGACGCTTCTTACGCCCTGAAGAGGAGGACTGCCCAAGGGTAATACTAGGCTACAACTGCATGGGCAAGCACTGGTGCGACCACCGAGAGAGCTTACTATATACAAATATGGCTACTATGGCTCGAGGGCGCGAAGAGCGTGGCGAAGATAAAGAGCGTAATTTATGGGGAGGCGACAATGAGTAAATACGAAGTAGGCATTATGAGCAGTAAGTGGGTTATTGAAGCCCCGAGCCTAGATATAGCGGTTGTTACCTTGCGACTAGCGCAACGCACCAGCGCCCCGATAGTGTGCTATAACACTCCAATGCAAAGCAGGTTCATGATGGTAGATAACTACGCTGACGAAACGCTTAAAAACTTCCTAGACACTAACGCCGATGAGGTTCGTATAGCTTACAGGACGATGGAGTTAGTAACATGAAACTCTGCAACCGCGACTACTCCGAGGGCAGTATGCTTACTGCCAAGCTAATAAAGGGAGTACCAACCTGCCCCAACTGCGAAAAGCCAACAGGCTGTCATGGCAAGTCTATAGAGCAACGTGCGCTATTCTGGGCGCTCTCAGGCGATACCGGCGTATCAAGTGAAACATTAGCGCGACACATGACTGGCGAGCCACACAGTGGCTTCAGTAGCCCACCTAGCGATGCATCAGATCGGGGACGGTGCATTAGATTACTGGAATTGATACCCGAATGGATACCACGACTCCAAGAGCTGGCTAGAGAGAAGCCAACCGAGGGGATAGTAATAAATAGTAGCGGCCTACACACCCAGACAAACGGCTGGGCAGAGCAGATACCGCTAATAATCAAGGAGGGTAAGTTCTAATGCCACAGGTAATACCACCGCCACCAGAGCCGGTCAAAAAGACCAAAGGGCTATCACAAGCCGAGAAAATAATCAAACAACTGCGCGATGCAGGCAGTAAGGGAGTACCAAACTACACACTAGCAAACTATAACCTAGGCTATCGTGGTCGGATTACCGAGCTACGGCAGGACGGTTACAATATCTACTGCGAGCGCCAGCGTATAAACGGTCGAGCTACTGGCGTATGGATTTACTACTTGACGGAGGAGGATTAGATCGTGAGCGACTTTACAAACGAAAATTACAAGGCAATGTACTCGCTATTTGAATACAAGCCTGATGTACACCAGTACGCATTGGACGAGAATGTATTTGATGAGCTTAAGCTAGATGAAGATATTAGAGAGGCTACAGGGCTAGAGCGAGGCACTCTTGGGGACTGGTGGGTCTTTGAGCCAAATGGCAATCCAATATTAAGCTGGCACGACCTTATACGCTTATCCCTCGGCATACTCCACTGTCGAGCTACAAAACTGCTGGTTCACAACCTGCATCTAAACCATTTACCAAACTACGACATACACCCAGACCCGAAGCTAAAGTCAAAGTACGTTAGCGGCGCTAAAAGGGTAAACGCTGTGTCTGGCGATTACACCGACTACTCTGCATATACAGGACTTGCCGGTCTAATGAACCCAGACAAAGATATTTCTCAAGCTCCAGTAGTAAGTAACTCCGATGATATGTTCCGACTTCATGGCAAGGACGAGAGCTGTTGTGTAGAGGGAACGTGGTTTGACTGGGTGGCATTTGCCTGCAACGTACTAGCCAGCGAAAATACGAAGATAGTAGCCCCTGCTCTATATGAGCCAAAGCTCGCAAACAGTAACTACTAGTTAATGCGTAGTAGAATAGTAAAGCTGGCGGTAACGCGCAGGCTTATGACCTGCACAGGCGTTCAATGGGAGCAATCCTAATGTAAAGCGTATGCTGTCGCCAGCGCCATAACCACTCGTGAGGTGTAGTTATAGCCCGAAAGCGCTCTAAATGGGCGCTTTTTGGTTGGTCCAGTGTATTAGCTTACTAGCAAGCCGGTGCGCTCTACGTGGCTCTGGGCTGACGTGCCTACCATGCCCCTCTAGTAAAGTATCTAAATCATCGTCATGGTCTACTAGGCTCGGTACAGTATAGTAAACGGTTACTCCGTTACGGCAGTAGAACTCGCCGATCCGATTATCATAAGGCAGGTTTACATCATCCACGAACTCCAGCATAGGCTCTATCTGGTCTGTTGGTATAGCAATACCCACTCCCCAAAGTAGCTGGTGGAAGCGCAACCACGAGCCGTCAGGCGCTTTGTCTACTGCAGACTTGACCCTATCGGGTATCGGGCGAGCTGTGCCAGTATAGAGCGAAATAAGCGACCTCTCTGGCATAGCATTAATAGCCCCTAGCACATTCTCATAGAAGTGAGGAGTCAATATAGCATCGTCCTGAATAATAACGTGCCAGTCGCCCCGACCAGTCCCACGCCACATAGCGTGCTTGCCAGTATCCCACTCTTCGTTTACCTCGTCCCAAGTAATAGAAACGTCCATGAAAGGGTATTGCTTTAGCTGGAGTGCCAGAGCCTCTGCTTGTGCCTTGCGCTTCGGATGTGCCATTACAGTAATAGTAATTCTCATAGTTTTGCTATTGCCTCCAATAATGCATCTTGTATATCGCTCATAGGCTTACCAAGAGCTGTTTTATGATCCATCCACTTCCAATTACCAGTAATAACATCATCGCGAGCTATGCGGCCACTTGGTATGCCATAACTGTCAGCTACGATCATGCCATGCAACGAGCTAGAGAGTATTACGCGGCAACTTGATATTTTCTTTATGACTTCCTCTGCAGGCTCGGTAGCATCTATGACTATGTCCGCAAAAGGGTACTCGTCTTGGTCTACATAGTGTCGCACAACACCAATATTGTACTTGGCAGGCTGTTTTAACCAGATACGAGAAGCCAAAAGCCCCAAATCGCCAAGTGGAACATCTACTTTTAACGCTTCTGCAGTAAGTCGCCCTCTAACAGCTAGTACATTGAAATTATGCTCTGCATCGTGGGTATAGCCCGAGCCAGTACCGATAACAGTAGCGTTAGGGTTCTTAATCTCGGCTGGGTCTAGCATTGTGCCTGTCAGTAACACATCGGCTTTTGCAAAAGCGGTCCGATGTACCTTATAACCGAGCTTTCGCAAGATAATAGCCCCTAATTCATCTCCAAAGTTGTGCGGTCCAGTGCGTGGTCGCCACCAGTATGCGTAAATGTGCTTATTTGTGTCTGAACCAAGCATTTGTTTGCCTTTCATATTTCTTAAACAGGGAAGTCACCAATCTGCCGTATTCAATCAGCGGAGCGTACTTTGTATGCATCAATTTATTAAAAATACCCATTTCAGTAAGGTCTTGAGGCGCATTAACGTGATAAAGGTACATATCTCGGCACAAAGCCATTACTAGCTTGCGATTACCGCCAACAACGCCGCAATTCAGCAATGGAAGGTCGCCATTCTCGCGTAAGTAGCGATTTACGCTTGGCTCGAGGTGTTTTGTCAACATCCAGCGATTATTAAGCCGCTCAGTTGGCTCATCGCCAATATAGAGCTTGCCATCCTCTAAATGAGGGAATGGATTGTTTGCCATATCGACATCAGTGGCATCTACTACAAAAACGTTGCTTATATCGCGCCTATCGCGTAAATACTGCCATTCCTTAAGCCAACGCTCGAAATAAGGGGTTGTGGAGATAGTTACCCTATTAGGGAGGTCAAAACAGTTGTGGATTAGCACAAACTCGATACCCTGCGCCTCCACAGAGCGCTGTAGCTTTTCAATGTTCTTATAGTCGGCATCCCACTTAACACCCCTCTGTGGGTCTAATACATTGGCAAAGTAGCAGGCTATAACCACATCCTTGCCATAAGGCATATAGGCAGACGAAACCTCGGCATCCTGCAGCAGATGGTCGTTACCTTCCTTGTGTGTGAGCCGGTTGTCTATGCTAGTGCGTACCTCTTGGTGCTGATCCATTGAGTATATAAGTTGTTCACTACCAACGACATCCATATACCTGAAGCTGGTAAGCCCGGCATTGTGTATGCGTATACTCCAGTCTAGGTGTTCGTTCATAGCCATACCATAGCGCACGTCCATACCGCCTGCAGTAGCAAGCGCAATGCTATCAACGTACATCATACAACCCCTTGCATGGTGGTGCGCCCTGTGGTGGTTGTCTTGGTATAGCACCCGGTCGTCACCCACAGGTTTACCACTAGCCCAGTCACTGAACAGGTACATCAGGTGATGCTCTGGGCTGGCTATGTAAGGCTTGTACCAGCCTGCCTGCAGTGGGTATGTATCGTCATCGAATAGGAAGATGTGGTCGCAGTCAGCCAGTAGCTCTAGGCACTTGTTCTTGGCACGTGCGATGCCTACGTTGGTGTCGAAGCGGTAGACCTCTACTCCGTCTATGGATACAGGCTTACTACTGGCATCGTCTACCACCACTAGCCTAGCCTCTGGTGTAAGCTCTAGGAGCTTGGCTACAGTACTGGCTACCAGTACGTTGCGGTTGTGTGTAGTAACACCAATACCAATCGATTTGTTTTTAGTATCGGCTTGCTTTATGTACCGCTCGCCGTCTATGACTACGTCCATACCACTCCATTCCTTAGCTGTTGTTAGTATAACATGAGCGAGGCTTGCCCTTGCCTTGGTGCTATCGCTCCGCCAGCCAGCCGGTAGCAGCAAACAAATAATAAAACTTTTAATAATTTAATATTTAATAATTTATTTTTTTACTTGCAAACTAACAGGGGGGGAGGTCGCCCTTCCTTTCTAGCGGAATGACTCCGCCGTATAAATGCCTAATTTCTGGCGCTGAATTTGCCAAGCGTTTTTTGTGGGCGGTATTGTGGCGTAATAAATATGGTAGAATAAGCAATATGAAGGGTATAACACTAACATTCGTCAAGCAGGTGGAATCAGGAGTCGATGCACTCAATAATCCAACCTATACGACAGAGAGCGTAGATGTAGACGACTGCCTAATTGCCCCTATTATTGAGCCAGCTACCGCAAGAGAGCAACAGGCAATGGAACAGAGCAGGGATCAGGTTCGTATTCACATGCCAAAGGCATCAAGCGAGGATGTTAGCGACTCGGATGTTACTTGGAACGGCAAAGTCTTTCATATTGATAGTGATAGTGTAGTCTTTATGGACGAGAATACCCCAACGCGCTGGAATCGCTACTTTAGAGGGGAGTGCATAAATGGCTAAGTTAGATGCAGAAGAGGCAACAGTAGCATGGCTTAATTCTATATTGCCTACAGGCTGGGCAGCCTACGGAGACAAGCCAAAACAACTGCCAGAAAAATATGTACTAGTAGATCGTACCGGCGGCCCACGCGAGGCTATGGTATTGGATCGCGCCGAGATATTGATAGAGGTTTACCATAAAACTAGTCGCGTAGAAGCAAAAAACCAAGCTAATACTATTGCAGACCGCATTAGGGAGCTGGAGTCAGTATCAGATAACCTTACCCATGCAGCGGTAAACTCAGTCGTGAACCTAGATGATGTAATCGCGCAGTACCACCGATACCAAGTTTATTGCGATGTTTTTTGTCGGCGTTAAAAAACTTGTTGCATTTAATGCGGTTATGATATAGTACAAATAAGTCAGAAAAACGGTTACTCACCGGAAAGGAAAGAGGGAATGGCTGAATATTTTACAAAAGATGGCGATGAGTATAAAAAAGTAGACGAAAATCTACTCACTCAAGCGGATGTAGACAAAGTTGTAGAGACTCGATTGGAGCGCCAAAAGAAGCAGTATGCTGATTATGACGATCTGAAAGAGAAAGCTGGCAAAGTTGATACTATATCTAAAGAATTTGAAGAAAAGCTCAAAGGCAAGGACACCGAGATCGAAACCGTAAAAGGCGAACTGGGTACAGCCAAGCTAGAGACTGTAAAGGTCAAAGCTATTCACGAATTCAAGCTATCGGACGATCTATCTGAGTTCTTAAATGGCGCTGATGAGGATACTATCCGCACTCAAGCTGAAAAACTATCAAAGGGAATCCCCGGCGGTAGTGTCGTTGTTACAAAAGACGGTAAACCAGATGAAAAAACATCTGATACCAAAAAGGTCGCCCAAGGTTTATTCGGCAAAAAGTCTGACGATTAGTTAAAACTTTAATCGTATAGAAAGGTAACCATATTATGGCTACTCCCTTAAGGACATCAGTCCTAAACCTAGCAAACCACCAAGGTAAAACTTGGCGTAAAAACATTAAAGGTGGTGTACTTGCAAAGCTTACACCCGGTGAGCCAGACCTAAAGGTCGGCAGCACTGACCACTTTACCTTTACCGGCACTCCAAAGGCGGAGCTTGTCGGCGAGTCTGGTAACAAAGGCTCACAGAGTGGTACTCCCGGTAAGAAAACTGTTAAGACCTACAAAGTCCAGATCACTTACCGCTTTAGCAACGAAGTTCAGTGGGAAGACGAAGACTACCAGACTCAGCTTATTGAGAACTTGGTAGCCAACGCCGCCACAGCAATCAGCCGCGCGCTTGACTTGCTTGCCATTCATGGCGTGAACCCAGTAGACGGTACTACTGGTGCTGTTACGGAATACCTCCGTAAGAGTGGTAACGGTGTTGCAGTCGTTACTCGTACCGCAGATGCCAATGTTGACATCGAAGCTCTAGCAGCAGCTCTGCAGGGCAACGGCTACTCAGCCACTGGTGTCGCATTTGACCCAGTTTACGCTGGTGCATTGGCTCGCTCCGAGACTGAACAGGGTGTTAAGCGATACCCAGAGCTTGGTCTTGGCTTCGCATTCGACAGTTTCCAAGGTTTGGCAGCAGCTTCTAGCGATACCGTTAGCGGTCGTCAGGAACTCGCTGAAGAGGATGCAACTCTTGATGCTATCATGGGCGACTTTGAAGCATTCAAGTGGGGTGTCGCTCGCGACATGCCTCTCGAACTGATCGAGTTCGGTGATCCAGATGGCAACGGTGACCTTAAGCGCACCAACGAAGTTGCTATCCGCGCCGAGAGCGTGATCGGCTTCGGTTTCATGGACTACGATGCATTTGCACTGCTTGACGGTGTAGCACCTAGCGCCTGATCCTAGTCGCAACTAGCAGAAGCGCCCCAGCAATGGGGCGTTTTTGTTGTGGTAAACTATGTGTATGAGTAAAAAGTTATTTGCGTATATAAACAAGTTCACTGGCGATATTAAGATGCTTACCAAGAGTGAGGGCAAGAAACTCAGCGAGGACTGGGGTCAGGGCAAAATGGCAAAAAACGAAAAGGGGGAGAGTGTCTATCGCTTTCATATAGCTACCCCTGTTGTTGATGCAAATGGTAAAACCCATCAGGGCGTGGCAGTTGTTGATATATCAGAGGTAGAAACAACGGAGGTAGACGATGGCAACGGAAGCGCAGAGTAGTTATATCGCCGATCTAGCGGTATTAAAGACCAAAGAGTTCAAAGAGGTAAAAGAACTCCTATTAGCTAACCAAATTGTCGGCGTTGATGCTGAAACGGTCGGCAAAGCCACCAGCATAGCCGAAATAACGGGCGCTCTGACCGATTTACAAGCCTCAAAGCTAATAGATGCCCTTATTGCTACAAAAGAGCCTACACGCGGTCGTGTGTATTCCTCGCGGCGCGTAGAGACTACCATAGGCATCCTAGATGATGTCAAAGCCACTATTTCAGATTGGAACTTCTCATGAATTACGCAGGATTAAACGACAGCATTATAGAAAAGGTCATGGAGGCGGTGGCTATCATAAATAACCCCGAAATAGACCCAGAGGTGCGCCAGCTTAACCAAGAGATACTATTCCGTGAGGTAGGCAGTGCTGTTTATGCAAAGGTATTTGATATGAACGCCTTTGATATGGAGATACAGCATATTACTGGTCCGGGCATTGATGATCGCTACTATGGGCTAGCAAAGGTAACCTCTGGCAGTATATCTACAGGGGCAGGCATAAATGTATACGAGCTAGTTCGTAATTACCTAGATACAATGGCATCTAAGGCACAATACGATGCTATGAACCTCGCAAAGCAGTCTGGCAAGCACCCGACCGTAGTACGAGAGATAGTCGGCGAAACCTGCGAATGGTGTGATAGCAAGGCAGGTACTTTTATAAACCCAGACCCAGAGGTCTTTCAGCGCCACCGAGGTTGTGACTGCAGGATTATAACTAGTGGCTACCGAAGTCGAAACGGCTTATTAAAAAACTATGTCAAAGACAATTAGCCTTACTCTAGATGGCAATGTACCAAGCAAAAAGAACTCTAGAATAAACAGGGGCGATGGCATGTCGTTTGTCAGTAAACGATATAAAGACTGGCAAGACTCCGCCTTAGATCAAGTCCGCCTGCAGACCAGAGAGCGCTTTTTTAATCCAGTAGCCATAGAGGTAATTATTTACTTTGGAACAATGACCAGAGCCGATCTAGATAACCGACTTACTAGCATTCTAGATATGCTCGTGGAGGCTTTAGTTTTGCGCGATGATAAGTGGCAAGATGTGCCAATGCTACAGGCTCAGGCAGAGTACCGCAAAGGCAATCCCGGCGCGTTCGTCAGAATAACAGAGGTATTGCCAGATTAGCGAACTACTTATGTTACAATTACAATATCTGGTATAATAATAACCAATAATAACTACGCTTACGGAGCGGCAAACCCGGCTTAAGAAGGACAGAGATGGAAACAAAGCCGGTAGACCCAAGAATAGCACTCGCAGAAGCACTAGCAGCAGATCAGCTCAAGTGCCTCGCTGAAAAAGCTCCGAATGCTACTGACAAATACCTCTACTACAATGCGGATAACGACATCCGCGACTTTGGTATATCTACTCCTCAAAAAATGCGTAATTCTCGCCCCGGCATCGGCTGGGCTAGTCGCGCAGTAAACACCCTATCTGACCGCGTTGTATTTGACGGCTTTGCCAATGATAAGTTTGGCATCAATGATTACCTAGACAGCATTAACGGTATAAATACAATAAACAAAGACAAGCACGATGCATTTATCGCAGGCTGTGCTTTTGTTATGGTCGCAGACGATCCAACTACCGGCAAAAAGGTGCTAGTACCATTCACTGCAGTTGAGGCTACTGGTAAGGTAAATCAAACGACTGGTCTACTGCGTTATGGTCTAGCCGTAACAAAATGGTCGCCTCCTGCCAAGAAAACGCGTGGTGTGCGCTTCGCGCCTTGCGACTATGTGGTATTCACACCCGAATTCACTGCGATATTCAAGAGTCGCACAATATCAGAGATAGTTGATAACCCAACAGGGCGCTGTTTATTGCACCCATTGACCCACCGAGCTAGCGCAGATCGTCCGCTTGGTAAATCACGCCTTACAAATACTGCTCGCCGTATTATTCAGGAAGTCGGACGGCTCAAGCGCCGCGAAGAGATCGCCGAGGAGTTCTATGCACTGCCACAGCGCTACATTAACGGTCTAGCCGAGGGCGTAGAGAAAGATCCAAACCTAGACTCTGCAATTGGCTTAGTGTGGACGATCAATAAGGACGAGGACGGCGAGAAACCAGAAATCGGTCAGCTTGCTCAGATGAGCATTAACCAGTTTGAGACTGCCAAAAAAGACAAGGCTCGCGACTTCTGTGCCGAGACTGCCCTTACGCTCCGTAACCTAGGCTATGAAACTGGTAACCCATCTAGCGCCGAGAGCCTAGAGGCTATGTCGGACGATTTGCGACTAGAGGCTACTAATAGCCAGTATGAAATGGGGCGACAAATTAAAGAGATAGCTATTACCCTGCGCCTTGCCCTTGATGGCAACAACACCATCCCAGAGGGTCTAGATAAAATAGAGCCAGCTTGGAAGCCAATATTTCAGGTTGATGTTGGCGCGGCTGGCGATGCTCTGTACAAGTTGTTTACCGTTATGCCAGAATTAGCAGGTACTATTGCTGGCTACCGAATGCTCGGTGTTGGTGTTAGAGAAGCAGAAGAACTGCAGGCGCGCCGTTTGGCGGCTTCGAGCAGTACTTTTATGAATAACGGAGGAGCAAAATAATGGCAGGCGTTACAACACCAGTTGAATCACCCAACGCATACGCTAATGACGAAGATCTAAGCGCATTCTGGAAGCCTATAACTGCTGATGATGAAAAGGCTCGAGCAAATAGCCTGCTTAAGCTCGCTAGTAACCGACTCCGCACCATTAGCACCCAGCAAGGTCATGGCGACATGGACGAGCTTGTTAATGGCGACCCTGCATACTTCGTAACTGTCCAATGGGTAGTTATGGAGGCTACAAAGCGCGCAATGCTTACTCCAACCGACCTGCCACCTGTAGATACATACCAGCAAACAGCCGGTCCATACTCTGAAAATATCAAATATACCAACCCATCTGGCGATCTGTGGTTCAAAAAGTCGGAACTACACGATCTAGGATTATATGGTAACCAAAAGCTCAGTAGTATAAAGACGACTACGGCAGATATATATGGGTCATAGCTTATGCCGATTGACCAACTCGTTCAAAACTTCGGTCTGCCTGTCGGCTTATTAGTGTATTTTATTTACCAGAACTACAAGATTAGTTCGGAGTATAATAGTTACATTAAGGACATCACACAGAAAACCGTAGATGCCATTAATAAAAGCACAGAGGTAGATACTAAGATGTTAGGCGTTGTAGAGCGATTAGAGAAGAGGCTAGACAATGAGCGAGGTATTTAGTATGGTCACAGCCCTTACCATAATTGTTATAATATTATTGAGCAGCGGTAGCCGTATATATATCAGACGGCGTTTTCATAAGAGGCTCAAACCACACCTAGACGCGTTAGAAAGGGCGAGCATTAAAAATGCACAAGTTAAAATACAGACTCACTAATATATTCAAGAAACCACTCGCAACTCGCCAGAGGTGGCTTAAGGATACAAATATAAAGCATATCGCTGTCCGCATCGGAGATGTCTTACTAACGGCTATACCAGTATTCGCATTTATAGCGCTGTTGGCGCTTATTTGGCTATACATAATGCCAATTAAAACAGCCAATATAAAAGTCCCAGTTGCTACTGATCAAGCCAGCTACTACCCCGGCGAAGATATAAGCGGCATATTCTTTGGAGATACATACTACAAGGGAGAGGTGCGTGTATTACGCGAGGTGTTCTGTAAGGATTACAAGGGCTTTATTAAACCGCCAGCACAGAGCGCAGACGGTAAGTTCTTTAGTACCCAGTCCGTACCGCGCCACCTTGAGGGTACAACCGTCAATGTAGGTTACCTGCCGAGCGATATACCAGTAGGCTCAAACTGTGTGCTTCAGTTTACTAATGTGTACCAAGTGCAGACCATATTCGGTATTAGGCACATAGAGTACCAGTACTACACGCAGAACTTTGCCATAGTGACCAAGGAGAGGCGCGAACAGCTAGAGTGTGAGGCTTCTGGGCGTAAAGACTGTAACTATATCAACCCTACTGCAGAAAACGGCACAGACGAGCCGACAAGCGGTCAAATTCAGCAGTCCTCACCAGAAACTCCGCAAACTGTAGCTCCCAGCAACACAAATAGCTCTACTACCACCAATAACACTACGAACAATACAACCAACACTACTACGGTCCAGCCACCAGCTCCGCGCTATGTAGAGCGATGCTCGGTAGACTTCATAGTGAAAATAAACTGCCGACAGGTTGAAGTAAACTAATACGGTTGTGTTATAATTCGTATATAAGCAGAGCGCCCCTTGCGAGTAGCTGTGCCGACAGTCTAAACAGGTAATATCATCATGAACGATGCCGAAAATGTCTCGTTTGGTAAACCTAAAGCCACTGGCGCAGTATTTGTAGCACCTGCCGGTACTACACTGCCAACCAACGCAACAGATGCTCTAGATGCAGCCTTTAAAGGTCTAGGGTATGTTAGCGAAGATGGCTTGGTTAACTCGGTCAAGACTGATACATCGGAAGTAAACGCATGGGGTGGCGACCTCGTGCTGAACGGTCAAACTAAGTTTGGCGAAACTTTCATGGTCAATCTTCTCGAAACCAACGAAGACGCACTCAAGGTATATTACGGTGAGGACAATGTTACGGTTGCTGGAGACAACATCACTGTTGTTCAAAGCAGCACCCCACTGCCTCGTGTAGTGGTAGTATTTGAGCTGGTTATGACCGGCGGACGCGTAAAGCGTATCGTTGTGCCATACGCAGCCATTGCTGACCGTAGCGGCGACATCACTTACACTGATGGTGACCCGATTGCTTACCCAGCACTGTTTCAGGCATTCCCTGACAGCAACGGTAATACTCACACCGAGTACATTGCAGTCGTTGGTTCTTAATCAGCGTAATACCGCAGGAGCGCCCAGTGTATGCTGGGCGTTTTTGTTATGTTATAATCTAGCAATATAAAGTAAGGAATGGAGATATTAGTATGACTGACCAAGCACAACAGCAAACTACCCCTGCAGAGGGCGTAACTGAGCCAGCAAAAAGCACTATTCAAGAGGTAAACATTGACGGCTACTCGTTTAAGATCGACACCGACCGTATCGATGATGTAGAGATACTAGATACTATTGATGCCATTGAGAACCAGAAAAAGCTCAAAGAGATTATTACCTTCCTAGAATTCCTGATCGGCAAGGACGGCTATAATAGCCTGAAAGACTACTTTGTAAAGAAAGACGGCAAGTTCAAACTGTCAAAATTGTTTGAAGTATACCAAGCTATCTTTGAGAAGTTCGACCCAAAAGGGTAGCCTTACTCCAAGTGCGCTGGCAGCACTTTGACGAGCTAGAGGCAGACTTTCAGCAATACTACGGTCTAGATGTCGCATTTGTGAAGCCAGCACGCGCGGCAAGGCTTATGTATCAGCTACCTAAGAAGTGTCGGCTATTCACGATCATAAATCCTGCGGTCCAGTGGGGATGGCGTGAGGTATTAGCCAACCGAACAAATTATTTGCTCGATACTATCATCTGGCAAAACTCTAATATGGGCGTTAAAAAGCATAAGCAAACCGCTAAACCAGAGCCATTTAAGCCCGAATTTATGCGCGGAGTAGACAATACACCCGATGCCGAGAAGCATACCGTAGACGATATTAAGGCTATACTCGCCCGACCCCGACATTAAATAATGTATTCAATAGCACAAAAAGCGAACAAAAGTCCCCTACCCTACTCCCCTACTGAAAATAAAAAAGCAACGACCCCTATAAACTCGCTTTTTTTGCAAGAGTAGGGGCGGAGTAGGGGAGTACCTATACGCGTGCGCTATACTATAAGTATGAACAAAGAAGTAACCTTTCAGCTCGATAC